TCCATCTGAGGCATTAGCCTTGAGATGGTTACATTTGTGCTGTTAACATGCGTGGAATCTATGAGGCCTGCTACGATTACATAGTCATCATCCGCCCCAAAAATGATATTGGATTGGTTAAAGTCCCAATTGTTGTAGATATCAGGATCATTGGTATCTACTCCCGAAAATGTAGCCGCATCATACGCCTTGAATCCTTTTCCGATGTCTGTAGCGGAAAACTTGACATAGGTCGTACCCACTGGAACCCATGCTGATGTATTGGTAGAATACATTTTCATAACGACAGGCGTAGCGGATGTATCTATCCAATATTTGGTAAGGTCTACAGGTGCAGTAGTCCCTGATACGGCATCGTATGGCGTACCATCTATTCTGCACAAGGTCATGGTAGGCGTAGTGCCTTCCGTCTCATTCTCTATATATGAAACACTATTATCGTGCGTGTTATAGATAACTCCATCGGGGAATATAACAATATATGCGCCCATTGATACCATCTGTCTCTCGGAAGGATCTGTGTCGTCAAGGTCGCATACATAACTCTCATCGTAATAAAATTTATAATCATCTACATAGGAAAGAACATCTCCACCCATCATCCCTCTAAGGTCGGTAAAAGTGCGTATAATACCCCTGCGCTTCCTTGTTCCAATGGTCGGGAAGAAGTCTGTGGTGATGTTCTTCATGTCAGAAAACTCATTTTCCTGAATCTGAGGATTCTTATTGAGGCCAATGAAAGAATTGATCATATTTATTCTGTCATTGCTCTGTGCTATCTCAGGTAATCTCATCTCGTCTCCTAAACTAAATCTAATGGCTTACCTATAGGCATGTTGTTCCTGTTATAGTAGTTCGCAAAGTCCTGCCATGCGGAATTGAACTGTTGCATTGAGGAAGAATACCTTGTTCCTTCATTGTTTGTGGCATCTATCATTGCCATTAGGTAATATATGTAAACATCCGCATAGGTATCAGGAACTATCAGCTCCGTTTCCATGTCGTCTATCGAATATCCATTAAACTCAACCACTTCAGCGAGCTGGTGAGTGAGTATGATTTCATCTATTATTTTTCCTTCAAGCACAGAAAGCCATCTGACCTTTAATTCATCGGGATACTGATTGGGCTTTATTGTGTCGACTTCAGTAATTGCATCGTTTATTGTCATCTTTTTCACCAAAAAAGGGACAGCGGATCTCTGCTGCCCCTTACTCCGCTTTGTTTACTTGCTCTCTAATGCTGAACGCCTTTTAATAGCGAGGTTGTCCATTCTCTCACTGTTCATGAGAACTTCATAAACAGCTGCCGAAACTTTTACCGGCTCTCCACGCTGTATTTTGGTGATCTCACCATTTACACCAACAGTGACATCATCCTGCTTCTCGCTTGTAAGAGGAAGCGTTACATTGTAAAAATCCTCGGTATAAAGTCCGGTCTTCTCTGCCTTTTTGGGAATGTCTTCCACAAATACGATTTCTTCTTTTACTTCTTTTTTAGTAGCCATGTTTCCTCCTAAATATCCTGGTGGGTTTTGCCCCACCAGGTATATAAGTTAGTTTGCAGCGGCCTTCTTAGAGTAAGCAGAAAGTGATTCGATACGAACCATGTACTGCTCTACAAGTCTCTCTGCTACCTTTGTAGCCTTCCACCCCACAGTGGCCCTCATGTTGAGGGGATCGTCGCCAGCCCCTAAAGGCTTTACTATGGTTTCAAGTCCACCGCCTTCTACTGCGGTCTTTCCGTATGCATCCCTACCAAGAACGATAGTGCCGAATACTGCATAATACAGTGTGTCAGTTCCCTCGGTGTAAGTAGGACAGTTATCCGCAGCAGACTTCCAAATCTTAGCTTCAGTGGACTCTACGAAACGAACATTGCCGATTTTACCGATCTCGCCTTCGAACATCTTGTCAACTGCTGCATCAGTGTACTTATGTACATCAATCCAGTCTGATGAAGTCCTCAGGTCGAATGATACATAGGGATGGATGATTGCTACATAGTCTCCGTCAAAGGTAGGAGCGTTAACAGCCTTAAGCTGGGTAGCTGCCTTCTCGATGTCATTAATGGTGAGCTTATCAACAGCAGTAAGTGCTGATCTCGATGCTCTGTCGCCACTGTAGTTTACGTTTGTACCGCCAGCAAGAACGTCTCTTGTGATGGTATCAAGTGTTCTACCAGCCTGATCACCAAGAAGATGAAGTGCCTCTGTAATGTTGTTATCAATCGCAGTGAGCTTCAGCATATCGGAGATGGTGATATAATCGCCGTACTGTGAAACTGTAGCTGTGATTGCAGTTACATTCAGGTGGTTTCCATCAGGGGTAACACCCTCAGTAAGAGGTGTGGTAGCCTTCGGAAGTGAATCATACTTTCTGAACTCAATAGTCTTACCGCTTCCCTTTGGAATAGGCTTCTCCTGACCGAACTGATCATGAACAAGATTAGGGCCTGCAAGATCGATGAGGCGCTTGTCATAATAGGTCTTCATCTCAGGCGAGAGATCGTTGCCAGGGGTATTGAGTAATGTGGTCTGTACGTTTGCGTTTGCAAACATCTGTAAGAAAATCTTTCTCTTCATAATTCGTCTCCTTCTAATTTTTGAAGGTTAGCGGCTACCCTCTCAGCGGATAGTCGGTTTTTTAACGGCATTAGAAGGAAATTATTTCTCCTCGTGCCGCCCTTCTTTCAATTTCTTCCCGATCAGCTTTAGTAAGCTTGTTTACATCGGGCTTAAAAGTTGCTCCAGTATTGCTTGCCGTAGCACCTTCAGATGGGCGTGCAGATCTTCCGTTTATAGAATTTACAATGCCTTCTTTGACCTTCTCGGCAGTGTGTGCCATTGCTCCACCTACCATGTCGTCAAAATGAACGGCCTTATATGCTCCTTCTACGGATATTCCGTTTCCAAGTAGTTTCGCAAACTCAGGATTCTGTATCTCTGTGCCTAAGTCCAGGTCTATTCCGAACTTCTCAGAGAACTCTTGCGCCTGATTCATCCACTCGTTGTAGATTCTCTCAGTGTTTTCCTGCTCTGCTTTGGCTTCTTGCTGTCTCTGAAGCTCTTCATTCTGCCTCTTCAGCGCTTGTACTTCCTTATACTGTTTAACAGTAAGGCCAGCATCGATAGCTGCTTTCTGATAGAATGACTCGTCTTCCTCGACTGCCTTAAGAAGCGCATCTACATCATCTGCGTTAGAGCCATACTTGTCTGCAAGAACTTGTAGTATGGGATTTACTTTGTTAAGCTGTTCTTCTACGCCCTTGAACTTCTTAAAGCGATCATCTATTATCGCCTGAGTCCTCTTTGCGTAGACATCTTTGAACTCTCCCTTTATAAGCTCCTGAAAACGTGCCTCTTTCTGCTCCGGCGTTTCGGCATCAGCGGTCTTGCCATTGGGATTGGCGATGTCCCCTGAAGGCTTTCCATAGACTACTGTGGATAAGTCTTCTCTGCCACTTGGGTGAGCGACTCCCTTTACTGCTCCATCAGCTCCGCTTCCTTCACTTCCGGTCTCGCCTGCGCCTGCGCTACCTTCGGCAAAGAGCTGAAGAAAGATAAATTTTTTCATCCCTCGTCTCCTTCCGATGTGTCAGGGCTTTATTGCCCAATTCAAACGGTTTTAACCCCGTTTTTTTCATCATACAAAAAAGGACAATCCCAATGTCACCCATAGATTGCCCTTTTTCGCATATTTTTTTAAAAAATTTTCAGATTATCGGGATATGTATCTGCGAGAGTCTGAAGCCCCAGTCTAAGCATCTCAAACGCAGCCTCTGCCTCAGGACTCTGTGCCTTTGAACACATAAAGAAGTTTCCATCCGATATCAGAAGCGATATCATTGTCGCCTTCCCTTTATGCTCGATCTCTTGTATGTAGTACATGTAAGTCTGAGATAGCATCGAGATCCCAGCGCAAACTATGTCTTTGCCTCGCTCGTCATAATCCGCATGACCGGATATCTCCACTTTTCGGATGTCTCCGTTATAATCAATTCTGACTTCTGTCATATCTTACCTCGGTGCTGTGCTGTTTTTGGTCGCATTAGCCGCCTGAGCTGACAGTGATCCTTTAGGTGCTTCTGACACGCCCACCTTCTTACCACCTTGTCCGTCAGCCATTGTCGCCGCCTGACCTTGCATTATCTGTGCAGTAAGGTTTGTGCCATTCTGTGCATCCACTAAAGGCGTGAGCTGCATCAAAATGTTCTGAAGCTGCACTACCTGGTCAAAGAGAGTGCCGTTTTCCTTGATCTTGTCCTTTACCTTCTGAATCTCATCGAAATCCATCATGTCAAGGCATGCCAGTGCGGAATCTGTGTTATTAGGTGCAAAGAATCCCATGTTATAGAGATTGAGTGCGGTCTGATTCTGCGACTCTCTTGAATATGCGCTCTGCTTCTGAGGCTTTACAACTATGTCAAAGATGGGAAGTCTGCTGCCTAAATCAATTCCAAAGGCCATTCCCTGCTCCTGAGGCGCTACCAAAGCGCTCTCAAGTGTAACATAGTCAGTCTGCCCATCATCACCGACTATTCTGAAGGATCTCGACTCATCATAGAACTCTCTGATAAGCTCTATTACAAGCTCTACAATCTTCTTGAATGCTCTGTAAGCGCCAAGATTGGTATCTCTTGAGAGCTTTCCAGCCGCTTCCTGAAGAGATGCGATGCCCGATGCCGTTGTAACGCTTGATACTTGCCCCTGAGAAGATGCCGTATTTCCCGATGTATCTTTCATCTGCTGAATCTGATTCAGATATACTGTCTCATAGATTCCGCTTAAAGGGCTTGCCACAATCTGTCTGTAATCGTTCTCTCCGAGATTGCCAGTTGTATGGATCGTAGGTTTTGAAAGGTCGTTCAGCTCATCCTCATTGATTCCGCCATCAGTCCTGATAATGTTCCTCGGTCTTGCGTTTGCTACCGCATTCTCAAGGATTGCCTGCCTTAATTTGTCCGTAAAGAGCTGGTCGTCCTTTACCAAGTCTATAAAGCCAAAGCCAGCGATAGTCCCTTTATAGGGATAGAGAACATCAAATACAAAAGGATACTTGCCATGCGCATACAGTCCATTCTGAGCGCTTTCATCATTCTCTGTGGCGTAGATCACTTGCCCTTCACAGAACTTACAGTAATGAAGGATGGTCTTGTTCTGCCTTATTCCGTTGATATCCTCAAAGACCATAGTCTTCTTGTAATACCAGTCGATTACCGCTACCTGACCGGAATTGTCGATATTCTCAGCCTGATAGATATCCTGAGCCTCTATAGGGATAGTCGCACTGCCTCTAAGCTCTATTCCGAACTTGTCTTTGGCTTCATCGCCTTCCATCATCGTCACATAAAAGACATTAGGTGAGTCCTGAATATCCTTGATACCGCCCTTCCAAAAGATATTAGGCATATCAATGACTTCAATATCGATGTCTCCGAGGCCATTGTTTAGCTCGTTCTTCCAAAAGACTCCGTAAACGGCAGTGCCGTACTTCATCTTGTCCCACATTCCATCGGAATATGTATTCTGAAACTCGCAGTTTTCCATTACTGTCGGGATAACTTTAGACAAGACCTTAGCAGCCTCTTCATCATCCCTTGCTCTCGGCAGAATATTGGCTTCAGGATAATTGTCCATCGCATCCGCATGCTTATTCAGAATGACATTATCAAGCCATGCTGAGCGAGGCTTTACTCTATTGTCTTCCTTGTCTGACATGAAATCCCAGTGTTCAAGTCTCCAATACTTCTCGTTCTCGGTGATTCTCTTGTCTAAGATGGCTTTCTCCTGCTTGTAATCAAGCAATGTCTTGTAGGCTTCTCTTATCTGCTCCTCTCCGATAGG